GGATCGCACATCAAAGGTTTAGGAATAAATTTATTTCAATCAGAATGGCCTTCGCTATATCGCATTCCAGGATTCATCAGTTTTATGAATACTCCTATATTAAAAGCAACTAAAAATGGACGACAATTATCTTTCTATAATAATGGCGAATATGAAGAATGGAAACAAAATAATGAAACGAATGGATGGAAAATTAAATATTATAAAGGGTTAGGAACTTCAACAAAAGTAGAATTTAAAGAATATTTTGAAAATCCAAAAATGGTTAATTTTATATATAGTGGCAGTGAATGTGACGACGCTATTGATATGGCATTCAACAAAAAACGCGCTGAAGATAGAAAACATTGGCTAGAAAATACATACGACAGAAACAGTTATTTGGATACTAGAGAAAATGATGTGTCATATACTGATTTCACTCATAAAGAACTCATACATTTTTCAAAATATGATTGTGACAGAAGCATTCCTAATTTAATTGATGGTCTTAAGATTAGCACTAGAAAAATAATTTATAGTGCTTTTAAGAAAAATTTAATTAATTCTATAAAAGTTGCACAATTTACAGGATATGTGTCTGAACAATCTGGATATCATCACGGTGAAGAAAGTTTAAATAAAGCAATTGTCGGTTTAGCGCAAAATTATGTCGGTTCAAACAATATAAATTTATTAACACCAGAAGGACAATTCGGTTCAAGAATGCTATTAGGAAAAGATTCAGCTTCGCCAAGATACATTTTCACTAAATTAGAAAGAATTACCAGATTTATTTATCCATCATATGATGATGATATTTTGAATTATTTGGACGATGATGGGACCATAGTAGAACCACAATTTTATGTTCCCATATTGCCTATGATATTAATTAATGGAAGTAGCGGAATTGGAACTGGTTTTAGTAGCGATGTCTTATGTTACAATCCACGTGATATTATTGCATATTTGAAAAATAAATTATCAGGTCAATCACAATTAAATGAAGGGTTCGAATTTATACCTTATTACGATGGGTTTACAGGGACAATCACTAAATTAACACAAAATAAAATTTTATTCAAGGGAACATATACAAAAACTAAAGATGATGAAATCATTGTGACAGAATTACCTATCAGCATGTCAATACAAAAATTTAAAGAATTGCTTGATAAATTACAAAATGACAAAGATGATGAAGGCAAAAGAATAACACCTATTATCAAAGAAATACGAGACAATTGCACTGAATCAACAATTTATTTTACAATTACATTTTCAAGTGGAAAATTAAGAGAATTAGAAGAAATTGTATTGGAACACGGATGCAATGGTCTTGAAAAAACATTGAAATTATTCACAACTGAAACAACAACAAATATGAATTTGTTTAATTCTGAGGATAAATTAGTAAAATATGACAGCATTCCAGATATAATAGAGGATTATTACTTAACAAGACTTCACTATTATCATTTGAGAAAAGATAATTTGATTGCTAAATTAGAAAGAGAACTCAAAATTTTAAGAAATAAATCTCTTTACATTCGCGAAATATTAAATGATACTATCGATTTAAGAAGAAAGAGTGAAAAAGAAGTCAATGATATGTTGATGGAACATAGTTATGAAACAATTGACGACAATTATAATTATTTAACTGATATGAAAATGTCTAGCGTGTGCAATGAAAATGTAAATTATTTGAACAATAAATATTTGGAAAAAGAAAATGAATTGGAAAAACTAACAAATACAACTATTGAAAATATTTGGTTGACTGAATTACAAACATTGGAAGTTGAATATGAAAGATATGTTCAAGCAAAAAAAGAAGAGAATAATGATCAAAAACAAAAACAAGAACAAACTGCATCAAAAGTACAAAAACAAAGAAAAACTAAGATAACAAATAAACCGACAAATAAACCGACTGATGAAATAACAAATAAAGTGACAAGTGAAGTGACAAATAAAGTAACAAATGAAACAACAAATGAAACAACAGATAAAAAGAAAACTACAAAAAAAACAAAGGAAACACAATCAAAGGAAACACAACCAAAAAAAAAACAGACAAAGGAAACACAACCCAAGGAAACACAACCAAAGGAAACACAACCCAAGGAAACACAATCGAAAGAAACACAACCAAAGGAAACACAACCCAAGGAAACAATTAAAAAAATAATTAAAGTACGATGGGAAGAGGATGATGAAGAAGATGAAGAAGATGAAGAAGAAGAAGAAATACATTTATCTGTAAAAAAAGTTTCTCCACAATTCGAAATGCAAGAAGAAAAATATAAAAGTGACAGCGATTGTGAGACATAAAAATATTAATATTTTGAATGATTGCTAGTATAAATATAATGTAATAATTTAAATTAAATTATATTTTATTTTATTTTTCTTCTTGTTTTTTTATTTTTTTGTTTTGTAATATCATTTTGTCTTTTCGTTTTTTTTCCTCCCCAAATCCCAAATTTATAATTTTTAGGGTCAGGTGGTTCAAGAGATGGCTTAAAATAATCTATAAAATTTTGTTCGTAACGATTTTGTTCGTAACGATTTTTTTTTGTTGGTGGTTGATTTTCTTTGTTTTCTTTCGAATATTTTTCTGGGTTTATTTTTTCTTTTAATTCATCATTTACTGGTTCAAATTCATAGCGATCTCTTTTTCCTGTCGTCTCAGGAATTTCTACTTCTGGAATAATTGTGAAAGTTTCGCCAAATGTTAAATTATCATAATCATCATATTCATTGTCATCAGAAGGTCCATCAAATAAAAATTTATTTCGATAATTTTCGTGCAAATATGTTTTTATAATATATTTTTGAATAAAACTTAAATTATGGGTGCCACCAAGCTGCAGGTTTTCTTCTTCTTCTTCTTCTTCAACTTCAATTTCTTGGTCACTGTGATTTTCAGGGGGTGGTTGTTGACTTTCAGGGGGTGATTGTTGGAAATTATCTATAATATTCTTGCACTTTTTAATTTCTAAATTTATTTGTTCTTCTATATCTTTTTTGGAAGAAGAATTTGTAATTTTATCGTATATACTTTTATTCATATTGTTTAATTCTTCTAACAATTCATTATTCGTGCTAGTAGAAGAACTCGTGCCATTAGAAGAAACTGCAACCTCCATATCATCAGGTGTATCATCAGATGCAAGCTCCATATCATCTAATTCTAATTCTAAAACTTTTTCATAAATTTGAATTTCTTGTTGTTTTAATTCAATTACGTTTTTAATAATGTTATCCATAAACTCATTAAAATTTTTAATATATTTTGATATAACTGCATCACATGTTATTTCAGCGTAATCTGTATGATCTGTTAAAATATATTTAAAATGAGTTAAGATACGTGTAAATATCAAACTAGTACTCAAACTATCATCCCTAATGCTGTTAAAACTTAATAATTTAAATAAATTTCCTATTTTATTTTTTACTTTCCACAAATAAATATAAATATATTTATTATTTTCATTATCATATCTTCCTAATTCTAAAATATTTGGTAAATTTGTACTAGTGACACTAAAAGAAAATGGCGAAAATGTTAATATTTCTAATTCTTCATAATTTAATGTATCATTTATTAATTTATAATAAATATTACCGTCAAATGTCTTTTCGTCTTTTGTAATAATATATGATTCATCTTGAATTTTTTGTATTTTTCTGTTCACATCTTTTTTATAAATGTTATTATCATATCTTTTTCCATCTGTCTCATCATTTTCAAAAATTAAAGATTTACGTTGTTTATTTTCATTATTCAAAATATTAATATCAATCATACTGCGTTTAGATGTTGTATCAGTGCTATCAGTGATATCTGTTGAAACAGATGCAAGTCCTTTAATTATTACCTTTTGTAATTTAGGATCGACATTAAAAATTTCATTATGATAAATTGGTGTAGTATTCGTTCTGCGCGAATTTTCTCTCCCTTTTGCTATCTCAAAATAGGGAGTATTTATATCTCTTTTATTTTTAGATTCACTTTTTAATACAATATTTAACTTATTATTTTCATATAATGATATTGTATTTAAATAAAATATGTTAGATAATCCATTCATTTTTTCAATTGATGTTATTAATTCACGCTCATTAATTTTACATAATTCATCAACGTACTGGTTAATTAGTTTATATTTATATTCAATCTCATGATTTAATACAACATAGGATAATCGATCATACATATTGCCTAAATCTGATTGTTGGTTAATAATAGTTTGAATTCGTAGTTTCCAGTCTTCTTGATTAAGTTGTTCAATATATTTTAAACAATTTGCTATTCTATCAAAATTTGGCTTTGAATGATTATTTAAATCAGTAGGATGTTCAAAAACATTTCTTAAAATAATGTAGCAAAGATTAGTTAATTTGTTGGTAGTATCAGGTATTCTTTCTTTGTTCAGATAATATTTTATAAACCCTAATATACTAGCAAATTTAATTAATAATTGTTTTGTTTGTTCTACTGGATCATTTGATAATATTCCTTTAGAATAAATCCATCCTTTATTACTATCTTTTCGCCATACAGATTGAAGAACCTCACTTTTTCCACATAAATAATTATATAATACAGATGTTTTGATATATGAATCTGTTGTTGTTAATAATTTAATATTTTTATAATTATCGCATGTAAACATTAAATCTCCAACAGTTTTTATCCCAAATAATATTAATTGTTTTTCATCATTCGTTCCAGGCGTAGAGAACCAATATCCTTCAGAAAAATTATCATTATTTAATTCATCCAATTCATCCAATTCATCCGATATGATAGAGTAGGTATTTTTCAAAGAATCCACCAATTTATTAAGATTATCCTTAAGATTATCCTTAATATCAATACTATAATTTTGTAAATTATAATTTGTTATAATGTATGGACTTTTATTAGTTATTTTATCTTTCATACTTTTTGATTGTCTTGGTATATCTATAGGTATATCTTTAAAAATGGCATTACTTGTTTTTACTAAAAAATTTATTGATGGTTCTCCTTGTATTAAAAAAAAAGCTTTCAATTTATTAGAGTTTTCTTTATTTTTGCTGTTTGTAGTTACAGCAACAATATGAACTGATATTTGTTTATCACCATCAGTATACATCTTTGAATGAACATAATAATCATAAAAACTATAAATGTCTTCAAATTTTTGAATGGGTGTTTCTGGATTACCGGTCATCGTTTGTGGACACCCATCAAATGATGATATTGAATCTGTGAGTATTGTAAAATCATATTCAGGATGAGGATTAGTTTTAAATATATTTTGATAAATATCTTTTCGCGTCGTATCATCACCAATACATAATTGTTCAAAAAGATCTTTAGAAGAAGGATCAGAATTAAGTTTTTTATAATAGTCAATTAAATTAGAATAAAGTAAATGACGGCCACTTTCCATATATATAAATCTGTCCTCAAGATTATTTATTTTGCAAATTTCATGAAAAAAAGTTACATATCCTGTCATTTCAGTTAATACTTCATCCTTTGAAGTTAAAACAGAAACAGTTGTTAAACTATTTTTAAAGTTTTCAATCATTCTTTCTCTTTCTTGTGAAAGTTTATGACTATTAATTTTAACTACAAAGCCATTAATTGAATCATATTGTTTATATATCTCTGTCAATTGATTAATATAAAGACTAATAGAACCAACATCATGTATTATATCATATCCATCTAAATAACATTTTATTTTTTTATATTCTGTGGTTCTAGATTCATATAAACTTTTTAATGTGTCGGTAATAGTATTTTTGTTATCTTCATAAATTTGTCTATATTTTTCAAAACACTCGAGTATTTCTATGTTACCTTTTTTATCAAATCCATAAATTTCTTTATCTAATTCTAAAATATAGTCATAACATTTATAATCAAATGAATCTATTAATTGTAAGTTTAAATCATCATTAAGTTTTTTAACTAATTTTTGAATATCTTCTATATCTGTAACTGTAATATCATTTCCAGGTAAACTAGGATTTCTCATTAATGGTGGAGATGGTGAAGATGTTGAAGATGTTGGAGCTGGAGCTGTACCTGAAGTTGAAGCTGGAACTGTACCTGAAGTTGGAGCTGAAGCTTTCCTTTTCTTTCCAGGCTTTCCAGACTTTCCAACTCCTCCTTTATACTTTTGTTTGTATAATGACAAAAAATTTGACATATCGATTAATAATATATAAATATATTTTTTTTTAAATTTTAAAACCAATTAGGAAGTTTATGATTTTTTTTATCATTTTGACTTGCCATAATTGGATTAGCAATAGGTGTTGGCATTGTACTTGCATCAGATAAATATTTTAAATATCCTTGAGCTTCTAAATAAACTTTTGGAATACAATAATCTAAAACCATTTCATTTAATTTTTGTATTTGCATTGATATATTTGTTGGTTGATTGATTGAATGTTGTAAATATATACTTCTCATTATTATTTTAATTGCATCACAATCTTGATTAGATATAGTATATTGACCATTAGATTTTCTATAAACTCCTGCTCTAATTCCATTTTGAATTATGCGAATGTTGTGATTTGAAAAATAAGTTTTGGTTAAAGGTGTTTCTTCAATTTGTCCTATTAGTGGTTCTCGATATGTAACACATTGCTGAACTGGAATTTTATCGTACATTGCAAATAAATTATTAATATCAGTGTCAGTGTATGTGGTTTTTGGTTTAGTGTATAAATTAATTCTTCCATTATAACTTTTAGAATAGTCCATAATATAATCTATAATTATAAAAAAATATATATTTTATTTATATAATGGAATTCGATTTTAAAAAAAAAGTTATAATATTTTTATTGATACTTTTAGCAATAATATTATTTATAATGGCTTTTACAATTAATAAAAAATCAAATAATATGAAATGGCCACCTTATGTAGCAAATTGTCCGGATTATTGGTTGGATTTATCATCGAATGGGTCGAGTTGTTTTAACCAACATAGTTTAGGTAATTGCGCTATACCAACAACCTCAAATCAAAACACAGTAGATTTTACATCTAGTATATATACAGGTTCAGAAGGCGAATGTAATAAAAAAAAATGGGCGATGAATTGTGGTGTAACATGGGATGGAATTACATATGGGTATGGTAAAAATGATCCTTGTTCAGATTATTCTTGGGTATAATAATAATAGAATTGTTCATTAGATTAAAATATAAATATTATAAAATATTTAATATATGGAAAAAATGCCGTTTGAATTGCTTGATATTATATTTTCATATCTTCCGGATTGTTGTAAATTAAGATTGAATAAATATAATTATGCAAAACATCATAAAATAGTAATGTTAAAATTGGTAAAAAATAAATGCGAATCTTACATAAGATGTATGGTAAGGCAAGATAATGAATTTATAATAAATCAATTATTGTTGGAAAATTATAATAGATGGATTCATTTTAAAAATTATTATTTTCGTGGATTAGAATTTGACGATTATATTTCATTCTTAAAATATTATGCAATTGAAAATAATTCGGAAAAATGTGAAAATGAAATTTGCAAATATATCGAGTCAATGAAAAATAAAATATAATTTTTTGTTTTGAGATAAAATTCATATAAAAGAAACTAATTATTTATATAAAAATGAATATAAATAATTGCGAAATTTTAAATTTAAATACTTTTTTAAACAGAGAGGAAGAATGTAATAAAATAGAAAATTTTTTAAGAGATTTTGAGTTGAACAAAAACAATGTTTTAATTAAACGTGGATTATACTTATACGGCAATTCTGGCACAGGAAAAACAACATTTGTCGTAAATTTATTAAACAAATTAGGTTATGATGTAGTAAAATATGATGCTGGTGATATTCGTAATAAAAATGTAATTGAGACAATAACAACCCATAATATGTCAAATCGTAATATAATGTCAATGTTTCATAATAAAATAAAAAAAATAGTTGTTGTGATGGATGAAATTGATGGAATGAATAATGGTGATAAAGGAGGAATAAATTCTTTAATTAAAATTGTAAGACCTAAAAAAACAAAAAGGCAAAAAAATGAAGAGATGACATCAAATCCAGTTATTTGTATTGGAAATTATTATATTGATAAAAAAATAAAAGAATTAATGAAAGTATGCCATACAGTTGAATTAAAAACTCCAACATCTGAACAAATAACAAATATTTTATATAATTATATACCGACATTATCTCGTATTTTATTAGATAATGCAATAGATTTTATACAAGGAGATTTAAGAAAAATGTTTCTAGTAATTGATTTATATAAAAATAATCCAAATTCAATTATAAATATAAACAGTGTGTTTTGTAAAAAACATTATAATGATGATACAAAGCAAATAACAAAAAAATTATTAAATAATAATTATCCATTGCACGAACATCATACGATGATGAATGAAACAGATAGAACAATTGTTGGATTATTGTGGCACGAAAATATAATTGAAGTTATAGGAAGGATGAAAAAAAGTATTTCAATTCCTTTTTATTTAAAAACATTATCCAACACTTGCTTATCAGATTATATAGACAGAATTACATTTCAAAAACAAATTTGGCAATTCAATGAAATGACTTCATTAATAAAAACATTTAAAAATAATAAAATTTATCACGAAAGCTTCAAAAAAACTTATAAATATAATCCAGCAGAAGTTAGATTTACTAAAGTATTAACAAAATATTCAACTGAATTTAACAACACCACATTTATTCAAAATTTATGCCAACAATTAGGAATGGATAAAAAAGATATGTTATCATTTTTCTTACACTCAAGAAATAATTTTTCAGATAATGAATTAATTTCATTATTTGAAAATTATGAAATAACTAAATTAGATATTAATCGCATTTACAGATATATAAACAAATATACTTGCGAAAATAGTGAGACAAATGATGATGACAGTGATGATGACAATGACCTTACAATTTATTAACAGCGCGATTCTTTGCAATTAAAAATTTGCTGTGCCATTTTTCCTTAGTGTTTTGTGAAATGGTGCAATTTGGAAAATGTGGTTTCATCACTCGTTCAAATTGTTCTGGCGAATCAAAATAAAATGTTATTGGTTCTTTTTCTGAATTAACTCCCCTACTATCAATCACTGAAAAAAATAAATCTTCATTTAAAGACCCAACTTTATAAAGTGTTCTGTATCCTGTTGTTGCACTGTAAATGTATGATCCACGCCCTTTAGATCCATAAATATATCTATCATTCCCTGAATCATCTTTTACCGTAAGAAATAATTTTTTCTTATTTTCATTATTTTTTCTCTGACTTTTAGTAAAATTGTTGTCAGACAAGGCATCATCAAATACATCTTCATTGCATTCGTCATAATATTCTTCTGATGGCATTTTAGTTGGTTAGTTTGTATTTATATATTTAACATTCTTTTTAAATTGATTTATCAATAATTATTTTTTATTCTTTTTATTCTTTTTATTTGATTTTTTTACATTTTCATTTAATTTTTGTTCTGTTTGCTGTGGTTGTTGTGTTTGTTGCTGTGTTTGTTGCTGTGTTTGTTGTGTTTGTTGTGTTTGTTGTGTTTGTTGTGTTTGTTGAAGTTGCTGTGTTTGTCGTGTTTGTTGACTGCCATTATTCTCCTTTAAACTTTTTATTTCATCAGCGTATGATTTATTTTTTTTTATTAATTCGGTAATTATAAAATTTTTATCTTCCAATAATTTTTCATAATCGAGAATTATCGTTTCAAGTGATAATGTATTTGTCTTATATTTATTAATAAATTCATTTATTTTTTTCGAAACTAAAACTAAAGATTTTTTTTTTTCTTCAACTTTTTTTATTTCTTCCATTATGAGTGGTTTATATTTTGGATTTCCTGGATCATATAACTCTAATATGTGGTTTACATCCCTAGAATAAAAATTTATCAATTCTTGATTTTTTATAAAATTATGAATATTATATTTAGATGGTGTTGCTCTAGTTATATTAGGATCTTCCAACATTTTATCTTTGTTTAAAGAATTATGTTTGTGAGAAAACACTAATATAGTTTTTAATGTATCTAATTGAACAAATGGAATTGTATAATTTTGCAAAAAATTTTTTTCTTCCGCTAATAAAGCATTGTCGTCGTAAGATGTTATCATTAATACTTCTTTCTTAAAAGCAAATGTCGCTGCCGTGGCATGATTAATCCCGTAAGGCCCAAATTGCATAATTGATTTTAATGAATCAAAATAAATATGCATTTCACTTGAACCAGCTACCAAGGCATTTGGGTTCGATAATAACATTTCAACAGCATGAGATACTCTCTCAGGTGGATAATAGTCATCATCATCCATATATATAATTATTTCACCCGAACATTTTGTATGCATTAAATTTCTTTTTTTTCCCAATGTCATATGCTCTGAAAAATAATAATATTTTGCTTGTGGTACATCTTCAAATAAATCTCCTACAGGATCAAATCCATCATCAATAATTATCCATTCCATTTTTTCTTTTGGATACGTTTGGTGTTCAAAACATTTTTTAATGAATGGAATAAATGGACGCCTATTAAATGTTGGTGTACATATGCTAACAAATGGTAAATCAATAGGTGGTAAAGTTACTACTAGAGAATCTGATGCTAAATTTTGTGACATCTTTATTTTAATGATATTATTTTATTTATATTTTTTGAATGTATAAATAAAATTTTATTTTTTATTTTTTTAAGG